AAATCCATCTACCCGTTCCCTCCTTGTTGAACTTCTCCTTTAGAAACTTCGTAATAATATAAGTTTCAAATCCTAATCTCGCCAACCACACACCACTTAGTGCGAAAAGCACACGTGGATTAAATTTTTCTTCCTCTTCTTTGAGGTCATCTTGTGCGTTGGAATATAGAAATTCATCAGTCTTTGCACTGACCATTACACTTTTAGGATCCTCATAACGATATCTCTCGTCCTTGTTGATGTCATCCTTTTGCTTCTTCGACAAGCCATTATACCAGACATTCCTGTCTTCTTGTTCTTTAAGCTCTACCCAGTCAACCGGTGTTATGAATTCTAATAAAAATGATTCAAAATGATTAACTGCTTTTGGTTTGATCTTAGGTATTTCAAACCCTGGTAATGTACATTTTCCATTGTTCCCTGTTACTCCTAATCTTCCCTTAATAGCATTCTTCAACATGGCCGTACTCTTTGACGGTCTGTGGAATTGTGTTATTGCCATGCACATGGGATATACTCCTTCATAGACCTTAACTGTTGTTGGTCCTTCCCATGGCTCATTTTTAAGTTTGCAATATCTCTTAGCTGGTAATGAAATTACGCAAGGCTCTTGTGTATTATCTGGATACGGCAATTGTGTTTGGTTTAGTGAGTTGTAAATGTAAGTTTCTACTAAACTAGTTGGATCTTCAATAGGTTCTATTGAGCTCTCCACATATTGCTCGATTGAGAGTTTAAGTACGTCTCTTTCATACATGCTGTACATTTCTTCGTTGATACGGACATGCTTTTTGATACGTTGTTGAAAGGATCCTGTGATCCTGAGATGGGCATAATAGTTCGCCCAGGTACCATATTTGAAATACTCCATCATCCCTAACCACTGCGTACCGAGTGGTGCCATTTTCATTGTCTCCTCGAAATAAATTGAGAGGAACGGCAAATCATCCCATAACAACAATTGTCTTGGTTGATTTCTACGAAACAGTCTTCTTCTAACTATGTTAAGAACGGTTAGAAGGCAACAAAACGCTACCAGAGATACTGATATAATATAGAAAACGTTCATGATGCCTAAATAAGAAGTAGCTTTCTC